AAGTGCTGCCGTCATTAGGGATTTACCAGCACCAGTAGCGGCAAGAATAAATCCACCTGCTCCTTCAATACACATGTTAACGCATTCAACTTGATATGGGCGCATGAACACAGGTTTGTCTTTTAGGATAACATCCCCAAACATATCCTCTGATGCTCTAATTGTTGGATGCGCTACTTGAATTCGATTGTCAACCAATTCGATTTCATATCCCCACTTCTCAATGAATGGGAGAATTCTATCTAACAAACGCATGTATGTTTTGCCAGTCTTTTCAAAGAAGCGGATTTTACCATCCCATCTGCCCATTTTATAAGTGGGAGCAAAGAAGTAGCCGTCCTTAAAGATGCCAAATTCTTTCCAGAGATATTCAGTATGATTAGGTTGAAGTCCAGTGATAAAACACCACACTTCATCCTTTACATTGATGTAAGCCTTCATTGTGGAGTGCAGAGGAAATGTCTGTTCAGATTTTGTTCATCGATATATTTGCTTACTGCTATGTTATAACCGCTCCCCGCAGAAAGACACACAAAAAGCTGCATTAAATATGCTAGTTCTAGTGTGGTTATATCCTCAGAAGGCTTAAAATCATACTTAAACCGTGATTCCTGATCATATATGGAAATGTTTGGGGAGACGAATGCCCGAGTAATAGTGTAATATGATTCTGATGGAATAGTAACTGTGTCATTCATAGTATTACGTCCTGCATTTCTGCAGGTCTCAAATTTGTTATTAGATTTAAAATTATTTATAAATAACTTTAGTTGGATGATAGCAGGAAGGATATACATGAATAAGTATTTTACATATTGTCTTGGTGACCCAAGAAAACCGAATAATAAATATCCAGGCGGATATGAGCCCTTTTATATTGGTAAGGGTGCTGGGCGAAGAATAGATGACCATATTAGAGATGCTAAAAGTACTTCGAAAAATACACCAAAGTTAAACAAGATAAGAAAAATTTTTAGTGTGGGCTTAATTCCAGTGATTACAATACTTAAAGATAATTTATCAAACATTGATGCTGAAAATTTAGAAATTTATTATATCAAATTATTTGGCAGATTAGATTTAGGAACAGGAATTTTAACCAATCTTACCGATGGGGGTGATGGGACAATAGGATATAAAATTACTAATGAAACTAGAGCTAAGCTTTCAAAAATTACAAAACAGGCCCACATAGATGGTAAATTTGAAAATGCAAAAGATAAAATATCCGGCATACCCCGAGATAAAGTAACTAGAGCCAAAATAAAAAATACATTAACCGGAGTTAAACACACTCCTGAGCGGCGAAAAAATATAAGTGAAGCACGAAAAAAGTATTGCACTGAAATTTCCAATTTAACAAAATACAAAATTATTAATCCTGAAGGAAATGAATTTTTGATTATCTTTGGTAGATCAAATATTGAAATTTTAGGGTATGAAAAACTTTATCCTTCAATATTAAAAAATAGACCTCTACTTCACGGAAGATTTAAAGGATGGCAAATGCTAAAGTATTGAATCTTGAAGCTCAGCAACCCGTAATTTAGTTATATTACTGATCATCCAGTTCATAGTTTTAAGTCCTTCAACAATTGAACTAACATTACTTTTTAGTAAGGTCACTTCAATAATGATTTGATTCATCTCGACTATTTCTTTTTCGCTGGCGATGTATGCCTGAATATCTCTAGTCGAAAGCGAGCGCTGGTAACCTTCTAGATATTTCTTCCAGAACTTACCAATCTTTTTCTCTTTGATGTTGTTCAACCATTCTTCAAGAGCTTTCAGCTCTTGATATGATTGGTCGTATGATGCTTGATTCTGTGGGAGTGTGCGGGCGATTTCTTCTAGCCTTCGACCTTCAAGTTTGAAGATTGGCTCAGCAGCTTTAATCTTGTCTTCATACTTGGGAAGTATATTCAATACCTCATCAAGCTTTTCTTCTTCTAGCAATAATAGGAAACTCATTCTGACCCTTTTGTTATTATAAAATCACCACTAGCATAATCAAAGTCAATAGATGCCTTCTTCAATTGCTGAAGAGTTGGGACATCAGTGAATACTTTTGGTGAATTAGAGATCATTATATCACTAATAGACAGAGAAGAAAACAGAAAGTCGATGTTAAAACCCCCAGACCTGCCTGCTGTTAAACTAACGGCTACACAATCTGGGGTTTTTTCTATTAAGCTATTGATTTTGGCCCGTGCACAATATGTTATATAGCTATTCACGGCAGGTTAATCTTCAGCGACTGTGCCCATTTGAGCAATGACGTCCTTGATTTTCTGTTGGAGCTTGCGAGGAGAAGAAAAAACTTCTCGTGATATTTCAGTAGTTTCATTACCTTCAACAATGATTACTACTGGATAGGTTAGAATAAATCCGCCTGTAACGATTTCAATCGTCAATTGTTCACCATAAGTGCTTTTCATTTTGATTCCTTTATTCTTCGTCAGGAGCAATATCTTCTGTTACTACTTCATCTGACATTTCAACTGGGGTGCAAAGAGGATGCTCAAACAACCTTTCGGCAATTTCAGCGGTTATTTCCTTAGGCTTAAACTTAATGCTCTTACCATCAGGAAAATCGGCCCGAACAGAATGTCCATCTTTTACAAGTACACCCATGTCGGTTAACATCTGAACAAGACCACTAAATGGACTCATCCCTGAACTATATGGAACTTCCAATTCAATCTTGGTTCCTAGTTTTGCGAAACGAGATTTGTAAGTCTCAAATCGCATTCTAACCCCAACAACTTCCGTTTCGTCTTTCAACTTCAACTTTGTGATGAGGCCGATAATCGAGCTGCTGAACTTAGTGCTGTTTGTAATAGCCCAAGCTCCATCACCCAACATAACGTCTTGTGGATATACGTGGTCAGTACAGATAACTGCGGCGGGTAACCGTGCAATTGATCCGACTAGCATACGCAACATACTCTTGTTACGCTTGGCACGAATACCTTGATCTGATTTGATAGTCCCGTCTTTTCCATAGTTCTCAAATTCAGTAGTGGTGCTAAGCATCGCCAATGAATCGATAACCACTAGAACTTTAGGGGTTTCTTTGCTATCTTTACCGTATGTTTTGATATAGCTACCAAAGAAATCAGAACAGATTCTGTTGACGTCTTCAATAGTTGTGACTTGGAAGTAAGTGAGCTTGTCTTCACCAACATCAATACCAATCTTTGATAGATATTCAGTATCAATAGCGTTTTCAGAGTCCAAAATCAACAGGTGGAACCCGTCATCTTGAGCGCTCTTCATACAGTTAGAAGAAATAAAACTCTTACCACTACCGCTTGGGCCAGCAAACAATGTAATGCGACCAAGAGGGATACCCTTGTTAAAGCTTCCGCTTAGTGCACGATTGAGAGCATAGTTGCCAGTAGAAATCCAAGCTTGAGGTCCGCCCAATCCACTATTAATGGTATCGACCTTCGCCAAACTTTTCTTAAATGCATCTAGAAATGCTAATGCCATAAAATTCCCCTTAAAAGGGGAATGACAGAGGGTAGTTATCCCTCAATCATTCCTAAATTGATTTACTCAGCGGCTGCTTTAGCTTTGGCGCGAGCACGTAGTTGTTCAAGAACTGAACCAGCTTTTGGAACTGCGGCTTCTTCCTTAGGAGCTTCTGGAGCTGCTGGAGCTGCTTCAGCTTTTGGAGTTTCTGCAGCCTTAGTAGGTGCTTTCCAACCAGTAGTCTTAGGAGCTTCTTCTTCATGATGATCACCACCGAAAGCTTGTCCAGTTTGATCAGCCATCAGCATAGCTTCGACTGTTGCACGATCGAGCTTTTCACCGCGATAGTCAGAGAGATTGAAGAGCTCAAGTTGCTCAATGATTTCATCTTCCAAATCAGATTGCTTAGGAGCAAAGCTGGATGTGGTATAAGATGCATACTGACCGTTCTTAGTCTTCTTAATGCGGAAGTTGTAGCCACCCTTAAGTTCGTATGGAGGATTTTCCAAATCACCAGATTGGAATGCAGCTTGAATCTGCTTGAACACCGCTGGTCCGAAATCAATCAACTTAACCAACTGTGATTGGTCATGCTCGATTGGGGATTCGACAACGATAACTTGTCCAATGTAAGATTTCTTGCGGTAGTACTTCTTACCCATTTCGTCGTTCTTCTCATCGTAGTACTTACGAGAGAGTTGGCAGATTGGGCAGTCTTCGCCATGCATAGAGAGACATGGGACGGTTTTCTTTTGACCGTTAACAATCAACTCGTGCTGAAGATTTTCAACCAAGAAACCGAGATTGTTTTCTTCATCAAGGTCAGGCAAGAACCGGACCACAGCAGTAGCATCATCTGGCATTTTCCAGAAGGGATACTTTAATTTCCAAGATTGATCGCCACCTGAACTGGTGGTCTTTTTCTCAAATGCAGATTTGAGGGCGTCGAGTTTGCTTTTTGCGTCAGACATATAAATTCTCCTAAAATTAAAATTACAAAATAATAAAAACGTAGCTGAATTGCTACATAGTTATTTATAGACCGTCAACCAGAAATTCAACAGGATAGTAGCTTTGCTACCAAGTCATCTTATTTTTATTATTGACGGCATTGCACCGTCATTTGATGTTTTCAAATACGTTAATATTTGAAAGTAAGACTATTATACTATAATAGCCCTACCAAGTAAACTTAAAAAGGATATTTAAGTTTGTCAGTTCCGTTCACAGTGACCAGTGCATCAACCTCAGAGCCGAGAAGCAGAGATTGCTGAGTCATGAACATGTTACGAACAACCGATTCAGGTACTGACTTATCGCCACGAGTAACCTGACGATCAAGAACCACCTGAAGTGGAGTGTACACTTCGATGCCAGCGATCTGGAAGCCCTTACCACGAACATCGTTGATCCAGCGAGCACGAGACTTGCGAGTCAGATTGGTATTGTCGATGACAATAACATCCGCCTTCATTACCTCTTGCCACACTGAAGTAACAAACAAATTGAAATCAACTGGGTTTTCAGTTGCATACTTAAATGCAGCAGCGTAAACATCAGTTATCAATGGGTCGCCAAAATGGCGAAGCATCAACAGATCAAGGCGACAGCGATCCAGAGAGAACACCTTTACTCCGGCGTAGTGTTCAACAATCTTTTCAACGATCGAGGACTTACCACAACCGGAAACACCAACCATTAGATAAGCTTTCTTCATAGTACTTCCCATTCTTTCATCCAAGCATCCACTTCAGCGAGATGCTTTTGTTGTTCATCAGCAATACGACCATGTTGATCGCATAGTAGTAGGTCAAGCCATGCACGGTGTCCAGGTTCTCCAAGACGTTGCATGAATGCCTTCTTAAGGTTCACCCTCTTCTTCATATCCTTCATCGACCATGGCACATGATACTCAAGCATCATGGCGATGTTTGAAACATCAGCCAGATCAAATCTCAGAAGACCTTCAACTGCATTTGGATTTGACATTGCAAAATCCACCCATAGACGAGCAGAATACTGTTCATGCCCACCATACGAACGGTAAACTCCCTTTTCTGGGGATTCCTTAACCACTTGGGCCATTGGTTTCCCGATATCATGCATAAGGCAAGCAACCATCGTTAGCATTCTCTGGTTTTCAGTACGAGAGTTGAACAGATTATCTGTGTACCACTTCAGAAGCATCTGAGTGTGCACCCCAGTATTCTCTTCCCGGTGCCATGGGCTATCCTCGCGAGTGTTCACCATATCCAGCCACAGCTTCGTCTTGCGAAAACCCGCAAAGAAATCTCCAAATCGTTCAGTTACGTCCGTCATTTTCTATTCTTTCTTTCATCTTCATAATGAGCTTTGACATTGCCTTTTTCCATAAAAAGTAATCTACCTCATGTTCAATATCTTTTATAAAAATATGAAACTCTCCAGTTTTTACTGCATGTTCATTTATCAAAACTTCATTAATGCATTTTGTCAACCACTTTGAACTCTCTGGTGACATGTGTTTAAAGTGCTGCATTATTTCTTCTTAAACTGCATACACAAAGTATCTGGTAATTCCTCAAACATATAGCAGTGTGGGTTCACAAAGCCAGCAGAATCAAATGTTAGATTGCTCGGGTGATACTGACATTCTTTGCAAGCTTCAGGGTCTGGCGGTAATGAAACCGAAGCAGCGGTAGCAATATCCCACACCAGTTTTTCCAAGTTAATCATTTAATCCATCCTCGACATAGCCTTAGCATCGATTCCATGAGCTTGAAGAATCGCAGCAAAAGCTTTTGAACCTTCGTGCTTTGCATCCATCCACTGTGTTGGATTCCCGCTCGGATTCCATATCATGTAACCACCTTCGACAGTATCAATCTTGCCCTGACCCATTTGCTTCAGGGTTTTAACATAAAGACCCGTTGCTGGTCTGATCTTTACCCAAGAAAATCCGCATGGATACCATTGCCCCGGATTGGCATCGATCATTGCCTGTGTTGCTGAACGTGCTTTTTCAAAAGCACCATTGATAATTTCCGCAATATTTTCAGTTACCATTTGATTTTCTCCTTTCTTGATTTACACCGGTTAAAATACCGAGTAAAAATGCCATTACAACATCTGCATTATTTACAGGGTTGATTGAGCAATCAGAACTTTCCTTGTAAAAATTGATCATCTGCCAAGGTCCCATCCCACCAACATAGAGATAGAGTTCATAAGCATAAGCAGTTTTGATTTTCGTGTTGAATGCAAAACGTTTTTCTTTTGCTCGTTCAACAATCTGCCAGTTTTCACCAGTTGCTTCCCTAACTTCAGCCAATGTTTTATTCAAAACATCATTAACTGTTGGGACATTCAATTCCCCATCATGTAAAAACGTTGTCATCATTCTATTTTAGCCTTTCACAATATCCAAATCTTGTTTCAGATTCCCGTCTATGTATTCCAATTATACACTGTTTCTCAGTTTGAAAAACAGCAGTCTCAAACCTAGAAGGGGATGCCCCACCATTGACCAAAATAACAAAAGTCAAGAGCCACATTATACAACTAGAGCCCTTCTAAAAATGATCTCTTGCTTTGAAAAAGCTTCAAGTTCCCAGGGTTGATCGAGATAAGGGAAATCCTTTTCGTATCTTTTTCCATTCCAAACCTTAGCACCTTCACCAGTAGCTTTCAAGGTTCCATTCGCCATCTGACGAACATGAACCATTTCGTGAGCAAGAGACAATCCAAGTTCTTGATAACTTCCAGGTTTCAAAACAACCAAGAAAGTCTTTTCCTCTTTGATGTCAAAGGACGAACCCGAATGCTCATGATCGTCAACCAGAACCATGACGGTCTTCTTGACCCGATCCAGATTCAACTGCTTGATCATGGAAGGCACCATCAACTCAAGGAACTTTTGTTCTACTTTGTTCTCAGATTCAACTACAAATTCCATGATCAGTCCAGATATTCGATGTGCTTCGGTTGAACCAAAGCGTACTTGCCATTCTTGCAGATTACAACTTGACCAAATTCTTGGATGTTGCGAACTGCCCAAGCAGGGATTTCGCGGCCGTTGTAAAGAGCAACTGAATCCCAAACTTCTTCCTTGTCGTACAGTTTGTCTTCTTTGGTTGTGTAAGGCCTCCAACCAGTCCAGTTGAAATAACCGCGTTCAGATTTGGGGATTTCAACTTGAATAACAGTGCCAGCTTTGATCAGAAACATTTTGAGCTTTCTATTTTATCTACCGATGTAGTTATTATACCACACAACCTGACAAATGTACACTGTTAAAGTGTAACAAGTGTTACAGGTAAGCGAGTTGCTTGAAAGAAAGCGGAGTTTTGAACTTACGTTCTGTCGAGTTTAACCATTCACGGACTTGATTTGCCATCGATTGGCGAAACTCAGAACGAAACTTCTTGGTTTTCAGCAACGGAACGACTTGTTCGTAGACACAAGCTACACGAAGCTCGGTTAGCTGTTTGAATGTAACATTACATTCACGAGCAATCTGGAATTGCTCCTGACGAAACCGACGGATTTTCAACACCCGAGCTTTGCGGGATTGGTAAGCTTCCCACTTTTGGAACTTCTCCATGATCTCAGGAGAAGCATCCACAGAAGAACCCATGCAGGGATACGTCCAAAACCGAGTAGTAGCAAACTGGAAAGAGTATGCGGACTGAGTTTCCTCAGACCAAACGGTCATGTAGAAATCGCTGTCATCGTAACTGTTTTTCTCACGTTCACGAACACACATGCCTTTGTTGGATTCATATGTAACAATGACAGAACCACGATCACGTGATTCTTTGGAGTTCCACGAAAACCAGCAAACCGAACCTTCAGGGAAGGTTTCAGATTTGTTGTTAATCATGTTAATTACAGCCATTTTAATACTCCAGGTTTTCTACCGATGATATATTATACACTAACCTGCGCAGGTTGTACACATTTAAAGTGTAACAGTTTCTGTAACTTAGTTACTTCTGGATATGCTCTTTGGTGTAATCAGAAGCTCGCATCTTTCCTGCACGACCGGCCTTTGACCAATCGTACACTTCACCGTCTGGGGTTTTCCCATCGACAATAGAATCTACACCAAGCTTACCAACTTGATTTGGGTTTTCGCTTGCCATACAAATGAATGAATACTCCTTGTGCTTACGCAACACTTCCATTACTCTAAGAGCTTCATCCATTCCTTCCATTGCTTGGCCCAGTACTGTGCCATCTTCCATCGTCCAATAAACTTTAAACATTTTCCTCTTTCGGTTCAACATACGGTTGTTTTTCAAATCTAAAAAGCTGAATCACCGCATCATCCTTCAACTGATTTTGTTTCTTTATTTCTTCAGCCTGAGCTCGAGTTTTAAAAATCTGCGGCTGAACTTCCCCATCTGGGGTTTTGATTGCATAACCTGTAAAAACGTACATGACTATTCCTTTTAACTTAAGTTAAATTATAATCAGATTACTGGAGAAAGTAAACTTAAGCTGGCTTAACTGGCCAAGTTACTGAAGTCGGAAATCCTGACTGCAAAGTAATGTCACGTAGTTCTTGACGATACGGAATCCATAAATCTTTGGTGACTTGGGGGATATCATAACCCTGTGTCCAGTCGGTTTGAGTAATAAGAAAGTCGCGTTTAAATCTTACTGTCTCTGCTGTTTCTGGAATAGGAGTAAATGGGCGTTTAGCAATGACATCGCCAGTTTTAAACCATTCACCATCGTCTTCTTCAATAGTCTGAAAAAAGAGTGCATCGCTTACTTCAACAGCATCTACTGGAATAGTTGAGTGGATATCCGAATCATATCGGGTTAAAAGAACGTCATTGACAAATTGTATGTATTTCATATTAAACTCCGATTGCTAACCATGTCCATAAACCAGTATTTCCATTTGTACCAGGTGTAATACTTGTTGTAGTGTAGGTTACTCCAAATTCACCTATGGCAGCACTGCCAGAATATCTTACTGCGACAGCAGAATAAATGGTGGAGAATGCAACAGGGAATGTTTGTGTTGCCCAACCAACTGGACCACTCCACTGAATTAACAATCCATTGCTTAGGCGTTGATAGCCCTTAACTGCTAAACTCGAAACTCCCAATCCGCTTGCTCCTGCTGGTCCGGTAGGACCTTGGGGACCAGTTGCACCTGTAGGACCAGCAACACTGCTAGCTGCGCCAGTTGCCCCAGTAGGACCCTGCGGACCTGTAGGACCCTGAGATCCAGTTGCCCCAGTAGGACCTTGAGGACCAGTAGGTCCAACAACACCTGTACTACTTCCAGGTACGCCCTGAGGACCTTGAGGGCCAGCCGGTCCGGCTACAGTGCTGGCTGCGCCGGTAGGACCCTGAGGTCCTTGTGGACCCTGAGGTCCAGTTGCTCCAGCTACTCCAATAGATTTTATCCATCCATAACCAGGTGTTTCTGAGGTATGATAGACAGTAACACTTCCTGCAGTAGTAGGGTCAACACATACATAAAGAATATTTTCAGTTGTTTTAAACCATAACTGTCCTATCGTGGGATGGGCTGGTGGAGTTGTAGCAGCAAAATGCTCTAAAAGATGTAGAAAATTTTCTTGCTGAATTTCTCCATAGTTAACAACACCTTGTCCTGTGAGGACTAAGGGTGAATGTGTAGTATCCGTAACCCCATCAGCAAGGGTAAATTGCGTCTTTCCTAAAGCGCTATTATTACTTGCCCAATCAATAATGAATGCTGTCATTTATGTTCTCCAAAACTATTGGTATATTTATAAGAAAGCCCATGGAACGGGCTCATCTCCAAATTGATCTGGATTTTCCTCAGGTTGCTGATCTGCATCTGGGTCTACAGATTCATAAACTATCTTTTTAGCAGCTTCATCATAGGAAGCTAACCGTCCTAACACCTTCATAACAACTGCCATTGCCATAATCGCATCATCGGTGCAGCCTTCTTTAGCTTGATAAGTATTATTAATGGCAATAAAGTTCTGAAGTTCATAGATGAGATATTCGGAATGAATTTTTATTCCGCTATTTCCCTTTTCAATTAAATTTTTGAACTGCATACAAGCAAGTAGCTTAGATTTTCCAGTTGTATAACATCCTAGGCGAGTTTTTGATTCATTGTAAAGTTCTGTTCCATCTAAGTAGATACCACCATCTGGGGTATCATCATTCTGAATCATGGCAACTAATGCTTCACCGACACCGTTACGTTCGAATGACCAGATGATTTCTGATCTGCCTTTCATTTCATCCGGCTGTCTAAGCAATTTAAATAACCATTTTAACTTAGCATAGATGAGTGGGATATGAACTGTGTTATTTCTAAATTCCGCAACCTGTTCCATAGACGGATATTCTACAACCTGAATAACTGTAAAGTCCTTACTATTGCCTGTAGCTGGGTCGACCCCAATCAAATAAGTCTTTCCTTTACCACCAAGCTTTTCTTTCCAGAAGTTGAAGCCCATATTTTGGTAAAGAGGTTTAGAGGACTTAACATAACTGAGCTTGAGCGAGTCCATCAACAGAGCGTCAGATGAAATGAACTCGCATAATACTTCTTGTCTAAAACCGATTGGTCCTAACTCACCCTGCATCTGTTTGATATATTCTTCACCGCGTTCTGGGTGTAGGCTCCAAGGGAAGAATAATGGCTTGAATGAATTCTGTTCTGCTATTGCGCCCCGCCACAAGGTAGCAAATAAATCTGTATCTCCATTAGGAGTAGAAGATATAATAGCGGAACCGCCGGTAGATAACGTAGGAGATAACGATCGCCACATCTCTGTTTGAACACGCGGTGATATGAATGCCAACTCGTCTAGGTAAAGAATAGAGATTGATAAACCCCGTCCAGTCTTTGCTGTGGTTGCTTCAGATTTAATTCTTGAGCCGTTATCAAATTCAATATTGTGCTTGTTGTAATAACGGCAACCAGCTTTAAGCCAATGTGGAAGTTCTTCGTATGCAAATCGGATACGATCCATAATTTCCATAGCGTGGCTGTTATTCTTAGAAGCAATAACGATTGTCTGGTCTCTATGGAACATTGCGTACCATAATAGATACATTGAGATGGTTTGGGTCTTACCCATCTGACGGGATATTAGCGCGATAACCCGAGTAGAGTCTTGACACGCTCTAATTAGTTCTTCTTGAAAGGGATAAAGGTCGAATAAGATTCTGCCGCGTTTTGGATGCTGCAACCAAACATATTTTCGAATAAAATAAACCGGATCATTTTGACACTTCACGAGCTCTTGAATAAGCTCGGGCGTATATTCCGATTCAGCGTGTGCACGCTTGATTAGTTCATTACCTGCCATTTCCTTGTCCTATAGTATTACAGGATAACGTATAACGTTTTACAAACCTGATAATTTATTTATAGGTTGAAAGCAGGTCTATTTCAGGTCAAGTATACGGAAATTTCTTTTATAAGGTCTTCATGCTGAATTATTTCAAAGTGATTGGCATGAATATCTACTTGACGAGCATTAGCAATCGCTTTTTGAGATCGGATACTTACCACCCCATCATTTTCTCTTATCATTATTGGGAGACTTCCTGACGTGCTTATGAATGCCAGATGATTTTTCCAAGAAACATTTGCTATTTCTTTAATGATGGTGGAGTTCGGACTGATGTCCCTGAGGACCTTATGTTTTGGGAAAATGAAACTTGCTCCCATTGCGGCACTACTTCCACCGAAGGGTGAAGAAATAGTTGCTATCTTATCTACCTTCAATTCACCACGAGATGCTATCAATAGCGCTATGACCCCTCCCAAAGAATGCCCAATGATTGAGATTTTTGGGTATGCAAGTTCTTTAAGATGACCTAAGATAAAATCGTATGAATTCTCTATGCTCTGGAAACTATCATAAGCAATAAAAACTGCTTCATGGTCTGGGAGCTGTGAGTGTAGGTGGGTGAATATTCTTGGGCTACAATTAAACCCGTGAAGATAGACGATTGGGTGTTTCATGAAGTATATTCGATTTTGATATTTTAATCTTTTGCGCAAAATCTAAATTGCGGCCAATAGTCATATGTCTAACTAACTCTTTCTTATAGAAAGCAACCTGTTGATTAGTAGGAGTAAAGTTGTCTTTAGTCTTACATCTATTTATCTCATTAGCAACCATCATTTCAATCACCTCGTTGTAGTGATTTACTCTGTCGCTGGTAACAACAAATGCTGTTCGGTATGGGGTGTTATCAGACATTTGCTTTTTGAAATTCTTTAAGGTGATTATAGAGAATAGCAATACATTTACCACCTATCCAAACTTCACTATTCTTTGCTGGTGGTTGATAGTTATTTGCTGTGAATAACTGAAATCCAGTTTTTGCTGGTGAGAATGCATCCCATATCATCGGCATAAAATTATCAAATACCTGTTCATCTGGTGGCTTGCTAGTAGTCTGCTTATACATAACTACTACCTTCTTAACTGCTGCTGGGTTTCTTTCTTTCAGCAACTTATCAAATTTCATAAAGCCTTCCATCGTCGGTTTAATTCCCAGCTCTTCCTCAAATGCCATATTAAATCCGTAAACATCGCTCTTAGCACCGAACAATTTTATCAGTGTTTTCCACATATCATTTCTATTAATAACACCAATTTTTACTCCATCGAGGGGGATAAGAGCATAGACATTATCCTTAGTATAAATGCCATGGTTGTTTTCCGCAAATCCTTCTGCAGTCGATTTACTTGTTGATGCTATAAAAGAGCGTGAGCGCTTTGGATAGTCCTTCATATCGGGGTGATTATCAAACAACACAGTGTAATGATTGGAAGTATTCTGACTTACGCGTTCAGTTTTTGATGGGTCAACGATTGCATATCCCGTTTCTCTAAGCGATGGTGCTATGGTTGTTTCGCCACGATAGAAACATATGCCATACTTTTTGTAAATGCTACAGTCATCTTTTACAAGCCTAACAGCATTTTCCAAAGTCAAACCCTGAAATGTTGGTGCATTGCCAACTGCTGCTTCAGATAAAAATTCCTTAAAGCTTAGCATATGCTTCCTCAAAATCATCTATCATTTTCATAGTTACGCACATGCATATCCCACTTACCCATACCTCATTATCATCTGCTAGTATTGGGAGAGTTGCTGGGGTATAGAATGCCATTCCGGTATTCTTAGGAGAGTATGCTTCCCAGATACTTTCCATAAAGTTATCTTTATACTTCAATCCTTCTGTTCCTAATTCTTGCTGAAGTTTTAGCATTGCAGATGCATTATTGTCTTTTAGTTTCTTATCGAAATCTAAAAATCCTTGGATAGTAGGTTCAATTCCCATCCACTTGAAATACTTGTTGAAGGTATTTATTTTACCTGTCTCACCAAAAAGTTTTATTTCGGTCATCCACATATCTTCTTTGGGGCAAACACCAATTTTTGTGCTGCTAGTCGGTATTACAACATACATCTCATGTCTCGAATCACCATATGTAAATCCCTTTGCTGTTTCATAATCAGCAGAAGCAATAAATGATTTCGATCTCTTTGGGAAGTTCGTCATCTCAGGGTGATTGTCGAAGATGACTGTATAATAGTTAGAAGTATTTTCGCTTTCACGAGAAGTAGCTGAAGTATCCACGACCCCAACACCAGTCTTTATAAGTTCTGGCGGTAATCCATGTTCACCTCTATAGATAGGATTTCTGCCAGTAAAAGATGGACAATGCTTCTTTACGAACTCAGCTGCCTTTTCAATAGACACGCTTCTCCAATCTGGCTTAGCATCTACTGCTCGTTCTTGGATAAATTCTTTAAAGCTTATCATTTCATCGCACGTCTAAGTTGGTCCCACATCTGCATAGTAATATACATTATCTTACCGCCAACCCATACCTCGGAAGTTTTACTGTTGCGTGGCATTGTCTTTGTAGTGTGAGCCGTGAAACCGGTTTTTGATGGGCTATATGCTTCAAAAACAAGTTTTAAAAAATTATCTGTCCATGACTTATTGCAAACATCTATGTCTAGACCATCTTTAAATCTTTCTATTGCATCTTCATTTCCGGCTTTCAATTCTTTATCGAATTTCTTAAAACTTTCAAGAGTTGGCCGTAATTTCATCCGAATAAATGAGTCATTGAATACACGAATGCCCCAATATTCGTGGAACAAATCAATTTTAGTATCCCACATATCATCATTATTAACGAAGCCAATTTTTACACCATCAAACGGTATCATCACTAAAGTAGAATACATATCTGCAAATGCTTGAGCTCTAAATTTACTTGTTGAGGCAATGAAGGATTTTGAACGCTTTGGGAAATCCTTCATTGAAGGATTATTATCTAAAAGCATCGTATAATAGTTCATCGTGTTTTGACTTTCTCGGGTGGTCGCAGAAGTATCCACAGTTAAAAACCCTAGCGATTTAGCTCTGCGTGCCACTTCAGAAATTTCTCCACGATAAATTGGACTATCCTGTTTCAACATCCACAGTGCATCTTGACAGTGTTCATTAAGCATATCGATGGCTTGCTTAACTTCCACTTCCTTGAAGTCTGGTTCTTTCCCGACTGCTTTTTCCTGAATAAATTCTTTAAAGCTTAGCATTTAAAAATTCCTTGAATGATAAGTTCTCTTTTAAGCCCATCATCTTCTTAGCAATGCCCATTGTCAATGGCCAAAACTTACCATCACCCTCATCAACATCGTATTCTTTCTTTACGATACTTTTGGCCACGTGCCAATAATGTTCGGCCTGACCATCCGAAATCTTTGCTTTCTTCGCAAGATGTTTGAGAGCTGCTTGGGGCATTTTATCCTCTAGATAATTGTTTCCAGATAACTAAAGGCATAGAAACTATTTCTTTATTTCTTTGCATAAGACTAACTTTTTCACCTTCATTAAGCTCTACACTAAAGTCACCAGCCTTACCAAGAAGCTTTGGAAATTCCATATCAGTGTCATGAGCTTCAGTTAGCGGACATAATGTATCTGCTTCTGCAAAAGACATCATATCACCCTTGAACTCTGGGCAATAGCTTCCAGTTTTTGCCTTAGCATAATAAATCGCAATGCAGTTCTTGCCATCGTATGCACATAAAACACGAGCGCCATCAATAGCGGATTCATCATAGTCATTTGCACTATCACTTACCTGTTCAAACTTACCGTAGTTTATTTTCTGAAAAGTATATTTGTCTTTCGATTCTTTAAGCTTTTTGTTAATAGCAAAGTATGCGGAAACAAAGTCGCTTGGGAAATCTTCATCATAGCTAAAGCTGTATGAAGCAGACTTCTTACCTAAATCGGCAACTGCGATTTTATATCCAGCATCTAATACTTCTTTTTCCGTCTTAAGACCGGGCTTTACTTTTTTAGCGAGCTTTTCAGCATAGTTGCCACGATTAGCCTTTTCAGCTTTTTCTGCACCAGCCTCATCTTCCGATTCTTTCACCGGCTTTTGCTGCCAATCTTTATAGCCCATATTATATGCCTTGACATGCAAGTCATATGGTTGTTCTTTTGGCCAAGGAGCCTTCTTTGGCTTGCCAGCTAAAGCATGTTCTTTACCAAGGGCATATGCTTTGTCGTAGTCACCGGATTCATTAACACTTTCAGTTACTTCATATTCATCTTTAGGGAAATAGTCTTTAACATATTCAGTAAGTTCAGAAGATGGGAGTTCTGCTGCCATTGTATCTGTATTCATAATACTTTTGACAATGAAGCTAACTGCTTGAGCATACGTAGAGCCTTCAGGGATATCGGCATTGCGACAGAAGTCTTCTACCGTATCCATAATAGCATTTTTCATTTGCCCTTCTTTGAGGGCTTTCATTTGGACTAGTTGTTTGAGTAACATATTATTCCTTTGAAGATTTTACAAGCTTAATGTCTTTAGCTTTGAGTTGAACGGATTTCATACCAAAATTTGGCTGAGTGGATTTTTCATCATGGTCATAGTCAATGGTAAAAGTCTTTGGAGAATCTCCTGCTGGACCAGTTCTGATTTCACCAATGAAACCTTCTTTACCGATGCAGTCTTTAGGACCAGAAACAATCTTTACTTTTGCACCGATTTTGTATGGGCTAAAGCCTTCATCAAGCTTGCCATCTTTACGGGTCAAGTCAATCTTGTATTGTGTCTTAGCATGGTTCCAAATCTTCTGAACAGTTAGCAAATGTTGTCTGCGTTCTCTATCACTCTTAGCCATATCGACCCAGCCTAAAGCATCTTTGTAGTCTTTACGAAGCTTAGCAATATTTTCTTCCTTGCCTTCTTCGACTGGGACAACCTTAGCAGTTCCAACCATATGGTTCTTATTGCCAATCTTTTCAGTCTTCTTGATATTTTCTAGCTTGCTTTCTTCTTCCTTGCGCTTCTTAGCAATTTCGTATGCTACTGAACCTTTGCGAGGAAATCCACCATGCTCAACAACCTTCTTTGGTGCTTTACGACCAGCATTAAGCGCAACTTCATTAGCAATCTCTTCAGAGAAATCTTCACTCGTCAGCATGTTGATGATGTCTTCATAGTCCATGTCAGCATCGGCATTGCGGTTGAAGTATGCTTGAGCCTTCTTCAACTCGGACGGCTTAATTGCTTCTGAAAGAACAACACCCTTCTCTTTGTCTTGGTCCCAAACACCATACGAACGGTCTTCACCTGGGACTTCAGCAGAGATAGTATCCTTACCACCTTCCATACGACCCTTGAACTTAATCTTCTTAGCTTGTTGAGGGTAAGAGTTTAATACTGCAGCTTTCCAGTCATCAAAGTCAGTGAATGCTTCTTCCTTCATCACTTCTTTTATTTCAAAGTGATTTACTGGGCGACCATTTACAGTGTAAAATCCTGAACCCTTATCATACTTGGTAATCTTACCAACTCCGGACCCATCCTTTTGTGGTGGATCCATTTCAAATTTTACAACTTGTCCGACTTTGTATTTTGGTTCTTTTGGAGCTGCACCCATTATTTTAGCAGCTAGCTTTTGCCCGAATGTTTCTTCCTTAGCTTCAACAGTCTTTATCTTTAATAAATCTGGGTTCTTATTAATGATTGCCTTCATTTCATTTTCTGGCAATGTTGAAAAACTATCACCGGATTTCGCAGCTAATGCATCTGCCTTCTTCATGTTGATGAGCTTACATTGCTCAGCATGATCTAAAGTAGCAAATCCAAACTCACCATGCTTTTCTTCAGCTATATTGTTAAGCATGTCCCAAGGAGATAGATTTTTACCCTCAACTGTCTTAATCATATTGTGATAGAGACCTGTTGGATCAAGTTTATACTTGCCACTCTTCTCAGCATATTTACCCTTCTTCCATTTCTTATTGAACTCATCGCGGGTCATAGCACCAGCCATCATACGGTCAAAGTCCATTTTCTCTTTAGCTTTTAATCTTGTAGCATTCTTTTCATCTTTTTGCTGTTGTTGCCATGCTGCGTGGTCAGCATCAGTCATAGGCTTCTTCAAGGCCATATTCTTTGGCCATGGCGTATTCGTTGATTCCTTAACTTCTAACTTTTCGATATCATAATCAATATCATAATCTCGTTTGAGTGCTCGGACTATTGCTTTTGGGGCACCCGCAATAATACTCTGTTTACCGTTGGCTTTATCTGTAACTACAATAGCACGGGACCCAGGATATGCATTGTCCTTAACAAGCTTAATGCTATATTTTTCTACAGATTCCTTAACTTGCTTTTTTACTGTCACGCTGAACCCAGTGTCCCCAAAGCGTTTGACCGAAAATCCAGCAGCTCTCAAGAGCTTCATCAAGTCAGTGCCTGCAGCTTGATCAACTGCATCATATTCGATCGTGTCTTCATCGCTGTCTTTGCCGATGTTGATAGGGAATCCGATAACAACACAACGACATGTCTTGACCTTCTTACCAGCAAATGCTTCGAAGTTAGCCAATGCAGACTTGGTAAAATCTACCTTGACTGCACCTTCAGCAACTTTCTCTGGGAATTTAGTGATAAACAATTTAGCACCCTTAACTTCACTTTCAATACCAAGTGGCTTAAGCAACTTTTGAATTTTCAAAGCATATCCACCATAAGAAGTTTGGATATAGTTTTTATCTACAACGGTAGCGTGTTTAAATGGAACATTTTTATTAGCCCACTTATCTAGCTGAGCCATAGATGATGGGGCTGCACCTTCGCTAACTGATTCTTTGTATGTCTTACGGATTCTAAATCCAAAACCGCTCCAAGCAGAACCATCAGTTGTGTCGAACACAAAATCATAACCGTCTGAAGTCTTGATAACAAAGTTATCGCCTTTAACTGGTTGTCCAGTAATATAACCAACCTCTTTTCTCAAATCATTTACCATCGCTTTGAATGTAGCATGAGGGATTTGACCACCAACTTTAACAAACAAATCAAACTTAGACGATGACCCGTATGAACCATGAACAGTAGTTCCATGAGCAAGTTCAATCATACCATACTTGATAGCCTTGAATGCCATCGTGTTTGGTGCTGATGGGACTGATGTTTGTCCAGCCTTAGCATGCGATTGATAATCGTCAACGATATCTTGAAGAGTATCTTTAAGAGTCGATCTGAGAATGGTTGCTGTTAAAGTTGATTTTTTTGGTTTTTGCGACATTGTTTCTTGTTCATCACCATCATCTGAATCCCAGGTATTTTTATCATTTGGATTAAATACTGCTTCTTTAAGCTCACCAAAGTTATTGCGAACATATTCTTCTGCTTCTTCTGCAGTATCGATAGGGCCTTCGATGTCCATACCATGGCGATAATCTTTATGAATCCAGCTCATGATATCGGATGGCTTCAAGTAGCTCATGTAGGAAGTTCCCCACTTATAATCTGCTTTACCCTTGTATGGTTTTTCGTGCCATTTGCCACCGTCGGACTTCGTGACTAAACCAATCCAAGACTGTTGTTCGTCTTCATCGTAGAATGCTACGTAGAAAGTATCTTGTTCGTCTTGGTCAAAGATTCCATCTTCGTCATCTTCATCGCTGTCTTCTTCTCTCTTATCTGCATCTTCATCAGACTCTTTGGTAACATCAGAAGAGTGGAATGAATATTCCTTGTTGTCTTTGAAGAGCTTAACGACTACAAACTTCTTATCTGTTCCAAACTTTGTGATTTCGCCGGTGTCATCTTGATGCTCTACATTACCCGTGATAGCAACAACATCGCCTACTTCGCATTTGTCTGCTGTAGGGCCAATATCTTCGCGACCTTCCGTAATAATGCTCTCATACAAATCCATATTGTCCATCAAAAATGCTAGCACTTCTTTAGCGAACTTTGGAGCTGCAGCTTTTGCTTTCTTAGCGGTCTTGCTAGCGCCATAACCGGTGACAGCAAAGGTTGCTGTATCAGTAATTATCTTCAATGCTTGTGGCTTAAAATCGCCAATAGACTTTACCTTGGCCCGCTTCATTTCCTTCTTGATATTGTCTGCAAGTTCAGCAGCATAGGTGTCATGATTGTAAGCATTGTCGATAATGTCATACAAGTCATCTTCATCTACAATCTTGTTTCTAAGCAACCACGATTCAAAATCGGTCGGTTCATTCACTGCTTCTGTAACAACAGATTCATTAACTTCACGCCACTTACCATTGTTGTAAGAACCGATGGTTTCGTCATCATCGTACCAATCTGATACATAAAATTGTCCATTGTTCTTATTCTTATTGATGTGTTGAACAACTCCACGAGCAGCACTAATGCTTTTAGCGGTCTTATGTGCTCGAAGCAGGTCAGCTTGCATCTTATTTGACTTAGCAAGGTCAGAATCTTCAGACAATTTCAAAAGTTCTTGAGATAGTTTCATGTAATTGGTCTCCGTTACGATAGTATATTTATCGTTTATCTTAAATCAGGTAATATTTTATAATGAATGTATGAAATCTTCCATCTCTTCACTCTTCCAGACAGCACCATACAAGCTAAACTGATAAAATCTACTACACTTAAACATTATTTCCCCTTCGGCTTTAATAGCATCCACTAAATCAGTGTTGTGATACCAATCTGCAGCGTCCATGCTTTTGATAAGTGCGTTTGCAGCGAGTTCATTTTTTTCATCGTATGATATTTTATTATCTACATCTACTGCATTTATCCTCCACCTTTGATGATTCAGCGCGATGGTCAAATCATAAAGGTCTGGGTCCGAGCAACTAACCCATTCAAACTTACCAATGGGGAAAATAATATCGATCGGTTGAACCCCAGAATATGTTTGGGCAGTATCCTTTCTACCAGTAGCAAACATCCAATTTCTAACTGGTGCCCCAAACTTTTTAGTAAAGAAATCATTAAGAAGAGTGTGGGCGATTTTAGGTGTATTACGTGGTTCTGTTCTACCTTTCCAAGCAGTGATTTCCCAATCCTTAGTTCCTGCAGGCTGTCCTCGATACATTAGATATTTGCCCGCACTTCCCTTAAGTTGGTCTAAAGTAAAAGCACAGTCTGTCTTAAACTTTTCCAAGTTAAACTTACTGCCTTCAGTCAGGAATTCTTTGAATCTCATTTGCGTTCTTTCAGATACAATTTAATTTTATGGAGGATTGGAGATGAGGCAGATGAATTCAACGTATTCACAGCATAAAATTTATCGCAGCGAATCATTATTTCATTCTTAGATTTTAGACACTTATCTAAATCGTTATCGTATCTCCACTCCATTTTGTTTAATTTGGCGGTGGCATCATAGATTGCTTTCATTTTTATTTCGCCAAATGTAAGCCCAGTAGGATTCTTTTGATTCGCACTCATATAATCTCTATTGATGAGAGCAATAAAATTTGTCATATCACGTGTCTCAGGGTCAAGACAACATATCCAATCAAACTTGCCTATCGGGAAAATCGCAACTGGATAGTCATTTGCGTAGTAATTTGCATCATGAAAATCACTGGTGGTGAAGAGCCAGTTTCTTGCTTCAGCACCGAATTTTCCTTTGAGGAATTTATTCATTACCTTGTGTTGATTAGGATCTGTATCTCTAGGTTCAGAACGTTCATGCCAGGTTCTAATATCAAATGTTTCAGGGGAGTCCTGTGAGCCGTGAAATAGAAAATGTTCGCCATCTAATCTATCTAGGACATAGGCACAATCTACCTTGAATTTTTCAAAGTCAAATTCTTTATCCTCTTTAAGGAATTCTTTGAATCTCATGTTTTATACCACCCATCGATTTTATGAGCAAGTGCTTCATCAGTCATGATTAATGGGGCAAGATACTTTTGCTTTTCTGCTTTCAATTTTTCTAAGTTTCTTTTACCAACAA